CCCAATAATATGGGAGAATACATGGAAGAAGTTTATTCTCGATCATATCTCGACTACGGTTCAAGACTCCGCGTCGTAGACGTATTCAAAGCAGCTGCTCAGTTAAAAGCACTCAACGTTCCTACTATTGACGGTAAGTATGTAGCTATTATACATCCTCACGTAGCATTCGACCTCATGCAGCAGTCAGGCGACGCGTGGATCGACATTAAGAAATATGCTGACCCCGAAAACATTCTCAACGGTGAAGTTGGTACATTGGGCGGCGTAAGATTTGTCGAATCTTCCGAGGCTAAGATCAATTATGGTAAGCTTCTTGATGAAAACGTTGGACATCTTAAAATCAAATCGTACACGAACAACGGTACAAATTCAGTTTCTGACGGTTGCGGAATTACTACACCATATCAGATTACTGTCGAAGGAAAGTTCGACTCTGACATTGTAGGCAGATTGATTCAGTTGAATAATCCTGCTTATGAAAGCTTTACAGCATACAAGGTAGTCGGAGCTAATATTTCAAGCAACATCTTGTTTATAGAAAACAAGCTCGGTGATGAGGATTATACAAATTTATATCTTTATGCAGGCGAAGGCGGTAGATTCGGAATTGCAACCTACTCCACATTGTTCCTCGGCCGTGACGCTTACGGCATTATCGATATAAATGGTTCCGGCACTATCGAACATATCGTTAAGCAGAGAGGCTACGGAAATGACCCTCTTAACCAGAGAAGCTCTATCGGTTGGAAGGCATTTATGGCAGCTGCAATCCTTGCTGACGAATACATTCTTCGTGTTGAATCTTGCTCTTCATTCTCTTATGACATCAAAGAAGCTAACTAATAACTAACAAAATCGGGGGCTTCTTCTAACCAAGAAGTCCCCCTTATATATTATAAAATACAACTGTTTTTTGCTTAATATTTAATATTTATATAAAGGAGTTTTTTTATGAAAAACACAATAAAAGATAAACAGAATGTTCTCAACGAATTGGTTCCGATCTTTATTCCCAAAAGATATAAAGAAGATGATGTACGTACCGTTTCTGTAAACGGAAAATACAAAACTATTCCTACAGGCAAACAGTTTTTTGTCGAAAGATACTTTGCTGAAGCAATTCAAAACTCTATGATAGCTGATGAAATGGCAGAAAAATATAAAAGAACTGTATGTAAATGAGGTGCCTTATGACATTAAGAGAGGCTATTTCAAAGTTTGACAGAGAATCAAAAAATAATATTCCTGACGATATTAAAATCGAGTGGGTATCATTACTTGACTCTGCAATCTATAACGACATAATTCTTACTCACGAAACAAAAACACCCCTTTCATTTAGCGGTTACACAACGCAAACCGACGACAATACAGTTCTGCTTGTCCCCGAACCGTTTTCTGATATATACTTGCGTTTTCTTACCATTAAAAAAGACCTTTATCTCTCCGATATCTCAAGATACAACAATGACGTTGTACTTTATTCAACAGCATATCGCGATTTTGAAAACTATTACAACAGAAATAACATGCCTATTAAAAAAACATATTATTTCAATGCTTAATCCATCTAATTTAATAGGGGGTGTAAAATGTTTTTCCCAAAATTAAAACCCTATAAACTTTCAGAAAACACAATTTCAACATTTGGTGGTATTGATAAAAATGCTGTAGGTATTGAAAATCTCTTCTTTGATACGCAAAACACAACCTCAGCAAACTTCCCTCTTGTTTCAACAAGAGAAAAAAGGGTAACTCTTACCACACTGAACAACGTCCCCTCTGCCCTTCACACAACCAACGGCATTACCTTTGTTCTCGGAAGTTCGCTGTATTATAACAACGTACTTCAATTCTCCGGACTTGACACCACCAGCAAAAAGCAAATTGTGTCAATGGGAAGCAATATTATTGTTTTCCCTGACAACTATTATATTGACACAATGACACTTAACGAAAACGGTGTCTGTAAAGAAAAGGGATACCTTAATTGCCTGACATCCTTTAATCAAGTCGATATATGTGTTTATCCTTGCATACTTGGTATGTCTTACCCCTTTATCAGTGATACACAGCCCCAAAATCCTACTGACAGTATGCTTTGGCTTGATATTTCCTCAATCCCCAATAAAATGTTTATATACTCGTCGCAATCTAACACCTGGAGTGATATTGTCCCTACGCATATCTGCATAATGGCAGACCATATACATGAAGGTATTAAAGTTGGTGATGGAGTTGAAATCAGGGGTATTGGGGACGGAATTGACGGTCAGCATATAATTGCGGGCGTTGAAGAAAGTATAATATATATTTCCGGATATATTGATAGATACACTGAAATTTCATTGGGGACTAAAGAATCTTACTCCATTGAACGCTCGGTTCCCGTTATGGACTTTGTTTGCGAACATCAAAACAGACTGTTTGGGTGCCGTTACGGACTTAACAAACAAGGTGAGTTTGTTAATGAAATATACGCTTCAAAGTTGGGAGACCCAACAAACTGGAACGTATATCAGGGATTATCTACCGACAGCTATTCAGCTTCATGCGGAAGCGAGGGTGAGTTTACGGGTATTGCTTCATATATGGGCAATGTTCTTTTCTTTAAAGAAAACAGTATCCACCGTTTGCACGGCACCAAACCATCAAACTTTACCCTTTATAATGATAATTATCCCGGAATTAAAAAAGGCTCTTACCCCTCTCTATGTATCTGCAACGGTTCTCTGTTCTACCATTCCAACGAAGGTATCTATTCATATTCGGGAAGCTCTCCCGTATTTATCTCAAGAGCCTTGGGGTTTGATAAATTTACAGATGCTGTCGCTTCAGTTGGCAAAAATATGTACTTTGTTTGCATGACTGATAAAAACCAAAACAGGCAATTATACGTTTATGATTTTATTAGAGAAATATGGCACAGACACGATAGCTCAAATTATTTATTCCTTTCAAAATATGATAACAATATTTTGGGCATTAAGCGTTTTGAAAACAAATATACGCTTGAACTTTTATTCTCATCGGAAATCCCTGAAAAATGTCAATCATTTTTCTCAAGCTCAATGAAAATTGAAAATAATTTTGATTGGTATGCAGAAAGCGGACTTATCGGGCTTTCATTTGATGATTGTAAATATCTAAACAAGCTTAAAGTTCGTGTTGAAATAGATAAGGATAGCTCGTTTTCTATCTATGTACAAACTGACTCGGAACAGAATTGGGAGCTGTTCGAAACTTTGACAACCACTAAGCTTACCTCTAGAACACTGCATATTCTTCCTCCTCGATGCGACCATTTCAGGCTGAAATTTGCAGGAAAAGGAAACTTCAAGCTATACTCTATAACTAAAGTTATTGAAAATGCAGGAGAGGTGGTATAATGCAGCTCAATATCACACTCCCCTCTCTTTCGGATATTTCCGACAAGCAAAATTATAATAAAATTAAAGGTTATCTTGAAACACTACATAATCAGCTTCAATATATGATGGTGAATATTGAAGACGATAATCTCTCTGATAATCTATCAGACACAATAAACACGGCATATCAAACAGCAAACCTCACAAAAGAAACAACTGTCTTACTTGATGATAAATTATCAAAAGTCAGCCAAACAGCTGACAAAATCAACTGGCTTATACAAGACTCAAATTCATCAACCGACTTTTCTCTTACGAGTTATGCCGCATCGTTAATTTCTGATACTATCAATATAACCGGTTACGTAAAATTCTCTGATCTCGAAAAATCAGGAAACACAACCATCAACGGAAGCAATATAAAAACCGGCTCTATTTCCGCAGACAAGCTTTCTGTAAACGACCTATCCGCGTTGTCCGTCAGAATAGGTGGTTGGTATCTTTCTCCAACCTCCATCTCAAGTAACTTGAACGGCATGGGTTCTATCTTTTTTAATTCAGCCGAATCAGAGGATAATTACTGGATCAAAGCCTATGACGTTTTCGGTGATGTATCATTTTCTATTTCAAAAGACGGTACCTGCTTTATGAATGGCGATTATATTGCCAACGGCACTGTTTCTGCCGACAAAATCACAACAGATTCAAACAAAAGACTTGATCTTTTGAATAATTATATGGGAACAAGAATCGGTAAAGAGCTCTGTATTTCTTCGCCTGATATAAATTGCCGACTTTTTATTAACAACGCTAACATACTCACCTTTGATACAGGCACCGGAAACAGCGCTTTCTCTTTTGCTTTAAACAGAAACGGCTCGTCATACAGTTTATCTGTTCTTAATGGATCCGGAACTGTTGTAGGTACGATAAATCTATAATTTAAACCATCAGGAGCGTCATATGAAATTAAAAAACAAAGACATTCTAAAATCGGTAAACTCTTTAAAATATCTATATGAAAAAGATAATATTCCCTTTTCTGCTGCCCTTGCAATCAGCGATAACATCTTATTGATTGATAAATTCTTAAGTAAATATTTTTTACAAAAAGAAGAAATAGACAATAAGCATCTCACCAAAGGCTCTGATAATACCGATACGCAAAGCACTGAAAAGTCATCTATCATCTACGGCCATGAGGAAGATTATCTCAAAGAAATTACAGAATTAAATGAAAAGATTATCGATATAAATATTAAAAAAATTTCTCCTAAAGAATTATTTAATATTTCCTTTTCTCCCAAATATATTGAAGGAATTTCATTTATGCTCGATAAATAATTATTTGATAAAGAGGTGATATTTTGTCAAACGCTTATAACTTAACAAACAAATATAAAGAAAGTAAAAAAGTCAAAGATGCCTTTGAAAAATATAATACGTACAAAAACACAAATAAGCCCAACGACTATTCTTATTCCGACTCTGAACTTTTATCAAAAACGCAGGATAAGTATTTCAATTACGGTGATTTTTCCTACGATGCCTCAAATGACCCTGCGTATATTCAATATAAGCAGATATATCAGTCAAACGGCAAAAAGGCTATGGAAGATACTGTCGGTAACGTATCTTCTCTTACAAGTGGATATGGTAATTCATACGCTTTGACAGCAGGTATGAATTCATATAATCAGTATATGGAACAGCTGAACGAAGTCATTCCCGAACTCTACTCTGCAGCCTATTCCCGTTACGAATCCGAGCTTGACAGACTTGAAAACAAGCTTAGTTATTTGTCAAACAAGGATAAAACCGAGTACGATAGATATTTGGATCAATACGACATTTATTCCAGCGAAGTCGATTCACTGCGCGATCTTTACCTAAATGAATATAAAAACGATATTGCTATTCAGGAAGGCGAATGGGAAGATGCCTATAAATATTATTCGGCAAACCTTGATAAAGAAATGTTTGACAGCGAGCTTGCATACAAAAAAGAAGCTGACGCTACTGACAACTTTTATCGTTTCTATGATCTTTTGCTTGATGCAAGCAAAAACTCTCAAGCTATAGCAGAATCCAAAAACAACAATAAAGAAACGTTGCGCGAAGATGAAATATATGTAATTCTTGGCAAATACGGAGAGTATGATGCATTGGCAGCTCTTGATATGAACTATGACAGTGATGAAATGGTCAGAAACAAAGCTCTCGCTATGGGTATAGAAAAATCATATGTCGATGCTTATTTTGATGCAAAGAAAAAGTAACAAAATATCAAGCAAAACACTATAATATAATGATATACAGGAGACTGATATGGCATATACATACAACAAAAACAATAAAACAACAAAACGACATTCCTTTATACCTTATTCGATCGAGGTGATCATATGAATCCCGAGCTCTTTATGTCACTTACCGGTGTTTTAGGAAGCTTTTTAGGCACACTTGCCGGTATAATGATCAACTCAAAGCTGATGAATTACAGAATCGAACAGCTCGAAAAAAAGGTTGACAAACATAACAAGGTTATTGACCGTGTTTACAGCCTCGAAAAACACACCGCAATCATCGACGAAGATATCAAGGTTGTTAATCACCGTATATCCGACCTTGAATTATATCACAAATAACTTTTTGAAAGGTGTTGTCTATATGAAAATAAATTGGAAAAGAAAGCTTACAAGCAGAAAATTTTGGATGGCTATAGTGGGGTTCACTACTCCGCTCATGATTGCTTTT